TAGACCCGGTGATAAAACCAAATTAAGGCGGTTTAAGAAATATTATCCGGAAGAATTTAGCAAGTTAAAGTTTATAATCCCTGATAAATACTCAAAGTCAAAGGCTAACGGCAAGATGATTAAGTTCCTATTAGATGATTTGGGGATTGATTTTAATGAGATATTGAATTATAAGGATATGGAGAAATATAGCGCATTAATTCCCGGGTGGGAATAAAAGGAGTAAGAATGGACTGATGCTTCTTCTTTGACAGAAATCACTTAATTTGATAAAATTTAATAGACAATAAAATAAGATAATGTCTGAAAAAGTTAGGTCAATGGCCTAAGCTTTGAAGAATTATTGAAAAATAATTTGGAAGAGCTTAGGCCATTTTTATTTTAAATGATATTCTTTAGGTATTTTTAAGGAAATTATAACTAATGTCAAAAATAATCCTTGACCTATGCGGTGGGACTGGCGCATGGAGTAAAAAATATAAAGAGGCCGGATACGTTGTAATTATTGTTACCTTGCCATTTTATAATTTATTGAAAACTGAAATTAAAGACGAAGTTATAATTTTTCAAGGTGGAAACAAAGGATCGCTTATGGTAAGGATTTCTGATATTTATGGAATATTGGCAGCACCGGTTTGTACCATGTTTAGCCTGGCAAGAACAACGGCAAAGACACCAAGAGACCTCAGACAGGGTATGGAATTAGTTATCGCTTGTCTAAATATTATCTGGGAGTGCCGTTATAATCACAAGTTAGCTTTTTGGTGTATGGAAAACCCAAGAGGTTATTTAAGGCAGTTTCTAGGTAAACCTGTATTAACTTTTGACCCTTGTGATTTTGGAGACCCCCACACGAAGAAAACAGATTTATGGGGATATTTTAATATACCAAAAAAGAATCCGGTAGAACCGGTTTTCTATATTTCAGGTGGCAAAAGATTCCCACCACTCTGGGGCAAAACAGGCGGTAAATCGGAAAGAACTAAAATGTTAAGGGCAATTACCCCACCGGGTTTTGCCAAAGCATTTTTTGAAGCGAATAAATGAGATAAAACAAGAATATATTGATATGGCGAATAAAAGAATAGCTAAAGTTCAGCAAAAAATATTTTAAAAAATTTATTTGGAGGACTGAAATGGGCAAAAAGAAACTGGAATGGCATACCGAGAAGCGTAAAATAAATGACTTAATTCCTTACGAAGGGAATCCCAGGCAAATGAATCAAAAGCAGAAAGAGGACCTAGAGGAAAGTCTGAAACGATTTAACTTGATGTCGATTCCAGTAGTCAATACCGATAACATTATTGTATCAGGCCATCAAAGACTAAAGATATTACAGTTATTAGATAGAGGAGAAGAGACAATAGATGTAAGAATACCTAATAGGAAATTGACTTCAAAAGAATTGAGAGAGGCCAACCTAAGAGAAAATAAGAATTTGGGCTCCTGGGATTATGATTTATTGGCCAATATCGATAAAGAAGTTTTATTGGATGTTGGATTCACAGAAGAAGAATTAGATGACAAATTTAATCTGGCCGAAGGAAAAGGCGATGAGGATAACTTTGATGTAGATAAAGCATTAGAGGAAATTAAAAAGCCAATATGTAAACGAGAGGATATTTGGCAATTGGGGGAGCATCGGTTAATGTGCGGGGATGCGACAGTTGAGAAAAATGTAGACAAACTAATAGATGGAAATAAGGCGGATATGGTTTTTACTGATCCACCGTATAATTCTTTGACAACTTGGGGAAAGCAACGTGGGAAGAAAGAATCACGACTAAATCCTGAGCAATGGTTTGATAATGATGGTTTATCAATGAAAGAATATTTAAAATTATTAATAAAAAGTTTTGGTATATTACGCTTAATTTTACATAATAACAGTCCTTTTTACGTCTGTACTGATTTCAGAGTATATGATCTGAATAAAAGAGCACTAGAAGAGTGTGGAGCCAGCGTGAAACATTGTATTGTTTGGAATAAGAATCAGTGGGGATTGGGCTGGAAATATAGATTTAAGCATGAATTTTTGATTTATGGAAGTTTTAGTAAGGATTGCAATTTTTATGGAGGACGTGATCAACCAGATGTTTGGGATATTGATGTTGACAGAAAAGGTTTGCATAGCACACAGAAGCCAGTTGAACTTGTAGCTAGGGCTATAAGGCATTCGACTAAAGAAAATGAGTTGACGGTGGATCTATTTGGTGGATCAGGTACAACACTAATAGCTTGCGAACAGCTAAATCGCAAGTGCTATATGATGGAAATTGCCCCAATATATTGTGATGTAATTATAAAACGATGGGAAAAATTTACCAGTAGACAGGCGGTGAAGATAAATTGAATCAGAAGGAAACGGCAAAAAATGAAACAATTGAAACAAAAAATCGACAAAAAGAAGCTTTTTTGACGTCACTAGAAAGAGGTTCGTCTATATCAGAATCTTGTGAAGCTGCACATGTAAGCAGGGCAACAATATGGCGTTGGAGGAAAAGGAGTAGAGGCTTTGATAATAAAACATTATCAATCTTGGATAGCCGAACCCAGAGTGTGGAGGACGCTTTATATGCAAGTGCCCTGAAGGGAAATGTCGTAGCTCAAATATTCTGGTTAAAAAATAGAGCGAGTGACCGGTGGAAAGATGTTAAAGAAGTAGCGGGCTCATTAGAACTTAACTTTGCCAACTTGATGAAGTTAAAGAAAGAGCAGGAACAGGGGACTAAGAAGTAACAGGATCCGATCTATGTGAGGCGGTCGAATTGAGATTGAATAAGAAAGAAGTGGAACTTTTAAATAGTTATGAAGGTGACTGGAATAAGTTCGCTAGAGAAGGTTTGGGAGTAAGGCTCGACCGGAGGCAGAGAAGAATTTTAGAATCAATGCAAATACATAGAAGGACGACAGTTAGATCAGGACACGCAGCAGGAAAGGACTACGTAGCTGCTGTAGGTTCTTTATGTTTTTTGTATCTGAATATCCCCTCCAAGGTTATCAATACGGCACCGACCGATAGACAAGTTATTAATATTATGATGTCTGAAATAGGCAGGATATATAGAAATGCGAAGATAGATTTAGGAGGGGATCTCTGGACTCACAAAATAGCTTTCGAAGATCCCGATTGGTTTTTATTAGGTTTTAAGACCAAAGACAAGAAGCCGGAAGACTGGACCGGGTTTCATTCTCCCAATCTTATGGTAGTAGTTACTGAGGCGAGTGGTATAGACCAGGTAACCTTTGATGCTATCGAAGGGATACTTACCGGGAATAGCAGGTTAGTTTTGATATTTAACCCAAACAGGACTACCGGCGAGGCCTATCAGAGTACCAGAAGTCCTTTATATAAGAAGTTTAAGATAAGCTGTTTAAATTGTGTAAACGTTAGAGCTAAAAAAATATTAATCCCCGGACAGGTAGACTGGGAGTGGATTGATGAGAAGATCAGGAAGCCAGGCTGGGTAGTAGAAATTAGTGAGGAAGAAGTGAATAGAGATGCCTGCGATTTTGAATGGGAAGGCAAATGGTACCGGCCTAACGATTTATTCTTAGTAAAAGTGATGGGTGAATTTCCTCGAGCAACTGAAGACACCTTAATTCCTTTAAGCTGGGTGGAGATGGCTAACGACAGATGGCAGGATCTACAGGGCAAAGGGAAAGGCACACTAAAGTTAGGGGTCGATGTAGCCGGCATGGGAAGGGACCTCACCGTATTTGCTTTCAGAAGGGGAGAGGTTATTGAAAGACTTAAAGCCTACAGTAAGCAGGATCACATGGTGACCGTAGGGAGAGCAAAGAATGAATTAATAAAAGAAGGGGATAGCACCTTTGTAGACTCTTCAGGAGAGGGGGCCGGAGTCTTTTCGAGGCTGATAGAACTAAAGGTTAATGCGGTGGGAGTTAAGGCTTCAGAATCAGCGAAGGGACTGACCGATCTAACTGAGCAGAGGACCTTTGCCAATATGAGAGCTTATCTATATTGGGCCATAAGAGATGCTTTGGACCCGGCACTTGGCGGAGAGTTGGCCCTACCTCCGGTGGATGAATTGACTCAAGATTTAACCGAGGTGCATTGGAGTACCAGAAGTAACGGAGATATCATCATCGAAGAGAAAGATAAAATAAAAAAGAGATTAGGCCGGTCCCCGGACTACGGGGATGCGGTAGCCAATACCTTCTCTGGGAAGAGAAAACATAAACAAGCGGAGGTAGTCGTCTAATATTTGATTAAATGAGGTGAAAGAGAGATGACTGAAGCAATAACAAAGAAAAAGAAGCAGGCCGAGGTTCATGTTACCCTTACCAAAGGGCAGCAGTTTATACAGACGAATAAAGGGATCTATCCTTTATCAGTCCTTAAGAAGCACGAAATTAAAAAGACTTCCAAACAGATTAAAGAGGAAGAGCAATTTGGGATTAATCAATTAATTGCTCCCCCTAATTCCCCTAACAGTCTGCTCCAATTATACGATATGAATTCTACTTTTAGTGCTTGTGTAAATCAGATAGCCGAAGATGTGGCCGGGCTGGGCTGGAGGCTGGAGTTAAAAGAGGGAGAAGAAGAGGATGAAGATGAGAAAAAGAAGATTAATGAACTTTTAGACAGACCTAATCCGGAAGAGTATTTAAGACACATATTAAAAGAGATGCTTATTGATGTAGGAATAATAGGCTGGGGCGGGTTTGAAATAGTCAGAAATGCTATTGGAGAGATAGCAGAGATATGGCATATTGCCGGACATACTTTTAGGATCCATAAAAAGAAGAAGAAGTTTTGTCAACAGAGGAATAATGACAAGATATGGTTTAAAAGATATGGAGAGGAAAAAGACATCTCTCCGGAGGATGGAAAGGAAACCAAGCTTGACTTAAAGAGTAGAGCAAGTGAGTTAATCTACTATAAAAGATATTATCCGAGATCAGATTATTATGGAGCTCCTCCCATACTATCAGCAGTGGGTTCCCTGGTTGGACTTATCGGGATTAGGGATTATAATTTATCCTTCTTTGAAAACTACGGAGTTCCTGCGGCCTTAATTACTTTAATTGGAGAATGGAAAGAAGGATCAGCAAAGAAGATCAAGAATTTTTTGGATAACGAAATTAGGGGTTCCGAAAATGCCCATAGGACTATGGTATTTCAGCTTCCCGATGAGAATGCCAAATTTCAATGGCAGCAGCTATCCGTAGATGTAAAAGAAGGAAGCTTCAGGCTATACAGGGAATCCTTGCAAGAAGATATACTTATTGCCTATTCTATGCCCGGAGAAAGGATTGGAATTAGGCCAAGGGTAGGAAAATTAGGTGGAGGTAGTATAACCACAGAAGCGACTAAGATATATATTGAATCGGTAGTAGAGCCCTTACAGAAGGATATGGAAGATATCATTAATGGACCGATTATCGAGCAAGGCTTGGATTGCCATAAATATATATTCAAACTCAATACCTTAGACATTCGAAATATAGATGCGGAAGGGGATAGATATATTAAGTATATTGAACATGCGATGATGACCCCTAACCAGGCTAGAAATAAATTAGGCCTGGGCAAGACCTATGTAGGGGGAGACAATTATTACATGAAGAGCGGTTTGGAAGTGGTAGGAGAAGAAGAACTGGAGAAGAGAGAAAACAAATTTATCAAGGCTATGGAGGATCTTCAAGAAGGAATTAAGAAATTAGCTGAAGGTGATTTTCTTAAACAAGTGGGGAAGGAAGAAGAAAGATCAGAGGATTGAAAGTATGGTAGACGTAGAAAAATTTCTTAAAAAGATAGAATTAGAGGGTTATGTAAAGGAGATCCTAGCGGAGATAGTGCAGGTAGTAGATAAAAAGATTAAAAAGGATCTGCCGGGAATTAAGATAGCTATCAAAATAGAATTGGGAATAGCAGATGGCCAGACTCCGCGGAGGAAGGAATAAGAGCATGCCATTAACTAGCGATAGCATAGAAGAACTGGATAGACTTTTGGATATATTCTTTGAGAAGGTTGGTCGGAAAGAGAGACTGAGGAAGCAAATACTTAAATTAACGGATGAGTGTGAGGCCTATCTATATCCCAAAATAAGAGACTGGATGCAAGAAGCACGGGAACAGATCATAAAGGATATAAAAAAGAAAATCCTTAAAAAGCAAGCAGGATTAGGAGATAATTTGACGGATGCTTCACTCATTTACATTTCAGGCAGCGGTCCAGCGAAAATAGGAAAACAATATAAACCTGTAATGGTAGTGGATTATGTGGATTGGGAGATAATAGAGAATAATGGAAAGAGCATAATAAAGCCGGCCTATCTTAACATAATGGGAAGAGCTGGCGACTTATCGAGAGTGCATGCCAAAATCGAGGCCTCTTTTGACGTAATAAATCCCCGTTCTGTGGAATGGGCCGAGAAATATTCCTCCGAATTGGTCACCTTAGTAGGAAAAGAAACTAAAGCGGGACTGCGAGCAATAGTAGCTCACGGGTTAAAAAAAGGGAAAACCCTCACCCAAATAGCAAGGGATATCGAAGCCACCGGGATTGGACTTAATGGACCACAAACCAGGGCTTTAATAAAATATGGGGATTTCTTATATGACCAAGGTTTAAAGGGAAAAGCATATCTAAAGCAATATGACAAATATTACAGTAGACTGCAGAGAGACCGAAGCGAGTTAATAGCCAGGACTGAGGTTAACAGAAGTGTAAACGAGGGCTATCTTGATTCATTAGAAGGGACTAGATAT